GAGGCAGTGGCGGCCACCGTCGACCTCAAGCCACACGTAGCGGTCCGGGTCACGCTCATCCTGCACGTGCGCGCGCGCCTGCTCGAGCTCCGCGGTCAGCCCGCCGAAGATATCGGCCACGACGATCACCTCGACGTGCCGGGCCTCGGGGTGCGCATCAAGCGAGTCGAGCGTCTGGGACAGACTGGCGCGGCCAACCGTTGGGATGACCACTGACAGACTAGGTGTCACGCCGCGACTACCACCCGCACGCTCGCGCTGAGCACGTCGACGGCGCCGACCCGATCCTGACCGTAAGCGCCACCGCCCTGAACGTGGGTGAAGCTCACGCCGCAGCCCCCCAGCGACGGATCGGCCTCGATAGCGCACTTGATCGACTTGCGACCGGTCGGTGAGATATAGGCATTGAGGTTGGTCTGGGCGCGATTCATGTCACCCGAGATGGTGACCATCACAAAGACGTCGAAGGTCCACTGCGCTGCTCCGCCGAACTCCGTGTCATAGACCCACGACACGAGCATCGGATACGCCGCCGGCAGGTTCGGGATGTCCGGCACGGTCGCCGTGGCGCGCAACCCATCGATCGTCTCGAGGCGATCCTTGAGGCCCTTCTGGATGCGCTCCAGCGTGGCCTCAGCGACCTCGATCGTCACAAAGGACCACCCGCCAGATAACCGACGACGCGCGCGCCGAGCCGCCCGAACAGGGCCGTGATGGCTCCCTCGTTCCGCCGATAGGCCGGACCCATAAACGGCCTCGGGGGAATGCCGCGGCGACCAATGGCGCGCGCGAGGGCGAAGGCGCGGTTGTAGAGGATGCGGTCACGGTTGGCGCCAGCTCGCGGTAAGCTGCCCGACGCGGCGTGGCGGCGCACCCAACCGAGGAGCGCATTGACCGGCGGCATGCGGCCAGGCTTGCGGCCGAACTCGACGAAGACGCCGTACTGGACGCTCGGCCCGACCCGGCCGATCAGGTTCGGATAGGCCCCCGTGATCTCGTGATTGATGGAGCCGCCCAGCCGTCGGGTGTCCTGGCGCACGTTCCGCTTGGCGTCGGCTTCGATCATCAGCAGACTCGCGGTCAGCGCGCGGCGCAGATTGGCTTCGGCGACCTGGGGATAGCGCGTTAGCCGATTCTCGAGGTCGCGCCACTCGGGGCCGAACTGAATGCTCATACGGCGATCCAGGTCGAGGCCGTCGAGCCCGACGCCATGCCGCCCGCAGACCCGTAGGGTGCCAGCAGGGCGATGACGTCGGGGTCCTGCTCGGGGATTGACCCAAAGGTGCCGAGCTGGGCCGACTCGAGCACGCCGAAGGGCGCGTGCAGGCGATGGTGGTAGCGGCTGGCAAGAATGATGCATGCCTGCTCGACCGCGGCGGGTGTTGACCCAAAGCCCCAGATGCCCGTGACCTGGACCTCGAGCCCGACAATGAAGCCCGTGCTCGAGGCCGGTCGCACCCGAATCTCGGTGTAGTTCCCGTGGGTCGGGTCAAGCGGGTAGAGCTGATACGAGCTCGGCGCGAGAACCGTCTGGAAGCTGCCGTTACCGGCGCTGTCGACGGCCACCTCGCTGACGGTGGAGATGTCGGGGACGTTCAGCCGATCGTCGTAGACGGCGACGAACGTGCGTGCATCGGCGCTCGTGCTGAGCGGCTCGAACGAGCGGCCGCAGTAGTTTTCGATCCAGTCGCTCGCGGCATCCAGAGCACGTTGTAGATCACCATCGTCAACCGTGTCGGCGATGGTGATCGCGGCCTTGAAGGTCTCGAGCGTAACCAGGCTCATGCTTGCGCGGGCTTGTCCTCGGTGGGGTTCGGCTCGTCCGCGGCGTCGTCCTCTTCCTCAGGCTCGGCGTCGGGCTTGTCCTCAATCGGCTCGGGATCGGGTGGCTTGGGTTGCTCGCGGTCCGGGCGGTCTGGGCGGGCAGGTGCAGGACTGGTCATGACGATGGCCTCCTTGTCGTCGTAGATGAGCGGGCCGAACTTTCGTTCGTACTCGGCCAGTCGCTCGCGCATGGTCAGTCGTGCGGTACGAGTGTCCTTGCCTGTTTTCCGTCGATGGTCGCTCTTGCCTAAAACCTGCAAGTTCTCGATGCGGTTGTCGCTCCTGACGGTATTGATGTGATCGACCTCTTCGTGTGTGTCGAGATAGCGCCCCAACGACTGCTCCATTACCCAGCGATGCTCGAGGATCCAACCACGGGTCGCTCGCGGATGCGACGGCTCCCAGATCTTCAGGTAGCCGTCGGCAAGCAGGCGTACTGGCTTGCCGTTGTGCATTCGGCCCATCGGACGCTTGACCCTTCCCAGCGAAGCGCAGGCCAGCGAGCAATAGCGAGTCCGCGACTCGCTCGGCCGCAGCCGCATCACGGTCTGGCACTGCGGACAGTGTTTGATCACTAGTCGGCTGGCTTTTGCGCGACTCGCGCAGTCGTGGGAGCAGAATTGCTGCGGACGATGCGGAAGGCTGTAGACCAGCTCTCCACAGATCGGGCATGGATGCGTCGTGCCACTGCGCGAGCGTTGCTGATTCTTCAGGAAATCGAGCATGCAGGCACGCGAACACCGCCATGTCTGATCGTGATTTGCCTCCGTTACGTAGCGTTCGATCGGCTTGCCGCACTGTCCACACGGGCGTGTTTCCCGCTGGCCGCGAAAGCGGTTCGGCTGCCAGCCAGGTGTATTTCCTGAAGAGATGCGGATAAGTGCGGAACACGCGCGACTGCACGTCCAGTACTTGCGCTGGATGTGCTGACTCGTTGTTCTGGTAACCGGGTTGCCGCATCGCTCGCATGGGTTGGTGAGGGGTTCTGCCAAGAGGGAGCCTCTCTGAGTTCGAAGTGGAACCCAGAGAGGTTAGCATGGTTTAGTTTGACTAGAGTCCGGTGATCTTGCTGAAGGCAGGGCCTCTGAACACAGCGAATGCGGCCCTCAATTCAGCGAGTAATGTCCTCATATTACGAACGAACTGTTGGTCAATCCAGCCGACCCGGATCTGCGCTTCCTCGCGATCGAACAGCATGCAGCCCATCGCGAAGTCGCCCGTGAGCGCGGTGCCCGCGACCAGACCGAGCGAGGTCGTCACCGGGCGGCCCCACAGCGTGAGTGGCCCGCTCTGACTGGGCGGCCCCATCAAATACCCGCCGAGCGTGCCCGTCGCCGAGTTCTCGCGGGCCAGCCGCACGTTCCCGAAATCGATGGGATTGAGCACGACCGCCGTCGGGTTGCTGAGGCCCGTGACCTGGACCTGCAGCATGCCCTTGAAAATGGCATCGACGCCCGAGTCGGTGCCCTTCGCCTGGGTGTTGATACCCGAAGCGTTGAGGATGCCGAGCAGGTTCTCGCCGGTCCCGTCGCCGCTGATGATCTGCGACTCGAGCACGAGGTCGAGGCCCTGCAGCAGGCGCGCCTCGATCAGGCCCTGCAAGGCAGGCGCATCCGCCAGCATGCGGTTGGTAACGGGCACCCAGTGCGCGATGGTGCGAACTGGCGCGAGCACGGCGGTATACGTCAGCGTCGATTCGGGCTTGGTGCCCGTGGTGCCGGTCGTCGCCGATGCTTCAGGGACGGGTGCCGCGGCATTGGTGAACGCCGACTCGGTGACGTACTCGATCGAGTCCGAGGTCGTCCGCGTGGTCGGGATCAGGTCAAGCAGGTTCAGTTGCCGCAACAGGATCGGCACCTTGACGCCCGGCAGCACATCGTTCTGCACCAGCGAGCCGCCGACGGCGGTGCCACTCCAGACGAGCGCCTTCTGGGCGAAGCTCATCAGCCCGCCCTTGAGCGGGATGGCGAGCTCAAACTGGTTGCTGTTATTGCGGAAGATGCCCGAGTCCGCGAGCCGCTTGTACTCCGGCGATTCGACGACCTGCTGCGACGGCGAGCGTGGGGTCAGGTCCGCGTCCGCGGTCGGATGACGATGGCGCCCCGCCTGCTCGTTGTAGCGCTGGACGTTGCCGTTGATGCGCTCTTTGCGCTGCTCGATCTCCTCGAACGGTGCGAGGTGATCCTCGAGCCTGTCGAGCGAGCTGAGCAGCCGCTTGACCTCGGTCTCGTCGGCCGCGTCGGTGATCGCGCCGGCGTACCGTTTCTCAATCTCCGCGGCGAATTCGTAGCGCGTCTTGATCTCCGCGCGAGTCTGGCTGGCGTCGAGATTGGCGATCTGCTCGTCGCTGAGGGATTCAGGGCGGGATACGACCTGGGCCATTGGGGTTACCTCCGGGTCCGGAAGTCACGCAGGCGGCGCGACAGCTCCAGACGGGTCTTGAGGTCGGCCGCGGGGGCTTCCACCAGCTCGCGTTGGACCGTAGGCAGGAGACGCTCGAGCCGGGCCGCGGAGGCTTTCACCTCGGCGAGCAGGTCGTCGATCGCCTGACGATGGCCGTCGGCCAGGGTGCGGCCGTCGGCAAGGCGGCGAGCGTGGAGGGCTTCCGCCGCATCCGCGCCAACCTTGAGAAATCCACGTACCTGCGCCAGAACGTCGCCGAAGGGCTCATCCTGGTCGAGGGCGAACAGCTCGTCGACGGCCTTCGCGGCCCGCTCGACGCGCGACTGCAGACGCTTGACCTGAGTCACCAGCGCCTGCTCATTCATCGGCAGGGTGACCAGGCTGCACTCGAGCAAGTCGACCTGGGTTAGCTTGCGCACGCCCACGTCGTCAAACTCGAGCTCCGTCGGCAGGTAGCCGATGCTCATGCTGTCGATGGCGCCGGCCTTGAGCAGCTTGTGGGCGTCGGTGCCACGGGCCGTATCGATGACCTTCCAGGTGCCGATCAGCCCGCGATCGTCGGCTTTGAGCGAGACCTCGACGCCGATCGGCTCGCGCAGGTCGTGCTGCCACAGCAGCGGCCGCTTTTTTCGTGCGGTCAGGGTGGCGTCGAACGCGCCACGCATGACCACGTCGCCGCCCTGGTCGACATTGCCAAACGTCGAGCAATACCCGCTGAAGACGTGGCCGCCGTCGGTGGCCTTGAGCTCGGTCAGCTCAAACGGGACCGTCTGGTAAACCGTATCCACCGCCCGTCATTCCTCCGCACGTCATCAGCTGTGACCGGGAATGGAACGGGCCGAGCCGGGTGGGGGCTCGGGTGGTTCGGGCCTGTGTCGAGCGCGAGTGTAACTATTTAGCCGGCGTTTGTCACAGGGGGCCGCGCCGGCGTCAGGTGGTGATGACGTTCAGCGTCTTGCAGCGGTGGCACTTGAGCTCGACGCTCGAGCCCGGCGCCACCCGCCCAATCGGCGCCTGACAACCGGCGCAGCGGACCAGTTTCAGATGCTCGTCGCGGCCAGCAGCGGCGGCCTGGCGACGGTTGTCGATGCGAGGATGTTGGTCCATGCCTGCGGCCACCTCCACCAGTTCTGCTCGAGCGCGTGCTCGGTCAGGATGCGCTGCCGTTGCGCCCGGCGCAGTCGCCGCCGCAAATAGGCGTCGTCGATCAGCCGCGCGAGAGTCTGCTCCCACTCGGCAGCGGTTTCCGCAACCAGCGCGTCCTGGTCATTGGTGACGTAGGGCCCATAGAGCGTGGGCGAGACGACGCAAGCCGCGCCCGCGAGCGAGTATTCCCACAGTTTGATCGGTGTCTTACTCGAGTTGAACAACTTGGGGGCCACGCTGCAGCAGCCGATGTCGATGTTGAGCAGCGCGCGCGGATACTCGGCGAGCGGGAGCCACGGCAGGCGACGCACGCGGTCGGCCGGCACCGCGTCGACCAGGCCCGGTGCCATATGCCCCTGCACGACGAAGGTAACATCGGGGTACCGGTGGGCGAGTCGAGCCCAGGCTTCAGCGACGGGGAGCAAGTCGTCGGGCTCGCGCGCCCCGCCGGCCCAGCCGATCGTCAAGGGCCGGACGATGCGCCTGCAGCCGCGCAGGGTGCCCTGGAACCAATCGGCGTCAATCGCATTCGGCACGACCTCGACCGGCTTCGTCGTGTACTGCCGCACCACCGTCGCCAGCCGGCGGGTGCTGACGGTGATGCCGTCGACCTGATCGAGCAGCCAGATGCGCCCCTGCCGCTGCCGCTCGAGCAGATCCAGTCCCTTCTGCCGCTCGCGGTCAAAGACGGCGTACTGGCGCGGCGCGATGGCCGGCGAGTACATGTCGTCGTCGACCTCGAGGATGACCCGCACCCCGGCGTTGTGCACCTGGGCGAGTTGCTCGCGCGCGGCGCGCATGTTGGCCCAGGACATGCGGGCGAGGATGATCGCGTCGAAGTTGTGCGGCACGTTGGCCTGGAAGCGGATGGTGTGGAGCTCGGGATCGTGAGTCGACTTCCAGTGAGCGAAGACGCCGCGGCGCTGCAGTTCGGCGAATGGCGCCCAGATGCGCCACAGGGTCGGGCCGAGCTCGTCGCCGACCAGCGCCAGGACCCGCGGCGCATCGGTCACGTCGAGGGAAACAGCATCGTCAGATAGCCCGGCGGTGGTGGCCGCCGACTGTCCGACTCGAATTGGATGTCGTGATCGCCGCTGTACGGCTGACGGTGGTCGACCGCGCTGCGCAGGATCGCGTCAGGGATGCCGTCGGGGTAGGCCGTGCAGGCGAGCTGCTCACTCTGACGGTCGTAGTGGCGGCAGAAGACGCACATCGGCGCGGGGCCGTCACTCACAGGTCGAGCCTCGCCAGCCACCGGTGCAGCCGGGCGAAGGCATCGGGCCGCTCATCCTGTGGCAACTCGCGGATCAACCGCCACTCGCCCTCAGGCCGCCAATTCTTCGGGTCGAGCGCGTCGAGTAGAGCTCGCTGACTCTTGACGTACGCCTGAGCTTTGACGCTAGCTGGCGAGTGGTACTGCGCTGCGAACGACTCGGCCCAGCCTTCTTCAGGACTCTTTGCCGCGTAATCGGAGAGGGTCCGGCGGGCTTTATGCGTGCTGTACCAGCGGTAGAACGTGTCCTGCACAAGGCCCTCGCCGGCCATGCTCACGACATCGGTCGCGGCGATGGTGCCAGGGACTCTGCGGAGCCAGTTCTCGACCTGGTGCCCGAACTCATGAGTCATCACCGACTCAACGGTACCCGCGCCCTTCGGATGCCACCCCGACTCTTCGGACGTGCGGATGCTGCGGCGGAATTTCTCAGGGTCGCCGTACCAGGCCGGGTTCAATCCGATAATTTTGCCGTCACGGGTGGCATGCGCCCAAGTGTTTCCTTCCCACGTCCCGGTCCCGTACATCTGCGGCGCATCTGCCCCACCGTAGGTGCCGACGTATTGCAACCGCTCCGCGACCTGCGGGTACTGCTTCGCGAGCGTATCGAATTGCCGCAGCGTCGGGTCGATCGTGCCGAGGTCGGCGCCCTTGAAATCGAAGCGGATATTTGGATAGCGGGCGTGCGCCGCCTGCTCGGCCTCGGCTGGCGTCTGCCAATCGCCCCACTCGGGCGTGCGCTGCGCCGCACCCGGTGGCTCCTCGAGGCGCTCGGCCAGCACCGGCACGAGCACGAGCGTGCAGTTCGGGTGAGCCAGACTGGGCGCCTGCTCGAGCGGGACGATCTTGCCGTTGCGCGTGTTGCACGGGGCGTCGTCGTCGCCGTCGATGATCTCCACCCGATCGACCACCCCGCTGGCGACAAAGCGATCCCGCGACGCGACAACCGACGCATGCTGCAGCTCCGTCCGCGCCACCGTGTCTGCTCTGCCGCGCCAGGTCTCTTGAAACAAACCGTCGATGCCGCGGTAGCCGTCCGCGGGTACGCCGTGGGCGACCTGCCACGTCGAGTAGCCGCGCTGGGCGCCGACCTGGAGCTGCGCCCGGATGGCGTTACGGGTCGTCTCGTCGATACGCACGACCTGGGTGGCGGCCTCGGCGAGGATGCGCACCACCGCGGCATCGGAGACGACCAGGGTGTTCGGCGAGATCCGCCGTCCCAGCGTGCGGCGCAGGATGCGATTGGTCGCCTCGAGCGTGGCCTGGTAGTACGGGCCGAGGAGCGCCTCGAGGCGCGCGCGCTCATCGTCGGACGGCCAGACCGTGTCGAGGTCGTCGGCGCCCTGCTTGAGCGCGAGCGCCTGGGTCATCTTCTTAGCTCACGATCAGGAGTCGGACATCAGGCGACACGACGACGGGCACCATGTTCACGTCCGAGTCGGCCACCAGCGATAGACAAGCAACTGTATCGATCGTCGCCGCAGGCTCACGGATACCGTGCGCCGCGTTCTGTTCGGTCATGTAGTCCGCGATCATCTGCGCTTCGTCCGGCCCGATATAGATCGTCTGCGGCGTATGCCCCGCAATCGTGGCCGCTTCGAGGCCGGCATGGATCTCCGCTAGTAGATGCCAGCCGGGACTCATCTCTCAGCCGCCGCTCAGCAACGCTCGCTTGGCCCTACGGCGTTGCCCGTCGAAGTGCGCGTCGAGGTCCTGCGCGAGCCGCGGCGCCGCGGCGTCGACCATCGTCTGCACCAGTTCGGCGTAGCGCGCCGTATCGAGGCCGTCAGCCTTCGTCTCGAGGTCGTCGAACGGGAGGACCTTCACCACGTTCGCCTCGTCTGGGGCCATGCTGGGGGCCGTCGTGGCGCGATCGAGCCACAACGTGTCGAGCTCGGGGTCCGCGACCAGGCCGACGGCGACGCGCGCCTCACTCGGCCGAATCCAGTAGCTGCGCACACCGAGGTCGAGGCGGCGGTACTGCGCGTCCATGTCCTCCTGCAGTGCCCGCACCTTGCTCAGGTCGTGCTCAATGAAGATCGTCCGCTCGGGCGTGAAGTCCGGCTTGAGCTGTTTGTTCAGTTTGGCCGCATCCATCCGCCACGTCGGGATCTGTTTCATCTCGGTGAAGTTTTCCCGCACCTGGCGCATGCTGGCGAAGTTGCTCGTCTGCGCCAGCCCGACGCCGAGCCCGGCCATCGCTGGCGGCAGGCCCATGACCGACGCGATCCTGGTCTCGGGCACGTTGTGCAGGACCTCGAGGTTCAACTGTTCGGGCGAGAACCCGAGCTGTTTCATATCGGCGCCGCCGGTCAGGATGCCGACGTTGCCGCGGTTGCCGTTGCCAAAGGCATTCGACATGCGCTCTTTGAGGGCAATGGCCGCGTCCTCGGGGATCGGCGTCTCGCTGGGGACCTGCACGACTAACCCGGGGATGCCGTAGTTGTGCAGCAGCGCGTCCTGAAACAGCGTTGCCTCGTCGTCGCTGGCGATCTCGCGCAGCAGGCGGGCGATCGGCGCGAGGCCGAGCCGCTGGTCGCGATCGTCGATGCCGAGGCGGAAGTGGACGATGTTCTCGGTGGGGATCTTTTCTTTCTTGCCGGCGGCCCAGGTGAACTCGTAATAGTCGATGAAGTTACGCGAGCCGTCCTCGGTCACCGGGCGGATCAGGCGCGGCGAGATCGGCCACAGCTCGCTGACGTTGCCGGTCGTCTCGTTCCCCGTGCGGACCTTGCGCCAGTAGGCATTGCCGTCGCAGTGGCGGGCGTATTGGGTCCAGAACCACAGCTCGAGCGCGTCGTGCCACGGGTTCGGATCGTCGAGCAGCGTCTGCAGGGGGCTCGCCGCGAGCCAGTCGGGGTCGGCCTCGGGATCAGTCTTGCGCATCACCTTGAGCGGCGGCTCGATGTGGGCGTTGGCGAGCGCGAGCAGGCAGGCGAAAACAGCCGAGTTGCCGTCGGCGCCGCGCATCTCGTCGAAGCCACTGAACACGCCTTGCATCCCCGGCTGGGACAGCCAGCCGTAGCTGCCCGATGAAGTCTGGCTCGCGGTGGGGACCGCCATCGGCACACCCGCGGGGGCGGCGACAGCCTTGACGTCGGTGCCGCGCAGATAGTCCCACGCGGCCTGGATCGGATTCGCCATTAGCCCCTCCCGAGCCGACTCAAAACTGTCGGAATCGTCAATAGAATTTCACTTCCGCGCCGCCGAGCAGCAGCTCGGTTATCGCCCACACTCGCGCGTCGAGTCGGTCCGGGCTCGGGTCACCACTATCAGGGACCCACCCGCACAGTTGATCCTCGAGCGTCGGCAGCGTCCCCACGTGATGAATTTTGCCCTGTTCGTCAAGCGCTGCCACCGGCTCGGCCCGCAGGCGTTTGCCGCGGCTCGCCGTGACGAGTTTGACGGGCACCGTCGTATCGACGGACTTGAGCGTGGCCGCCACCATGTCGCCGCCGAAGTTCTTTTCGGCGATGATCCGGTCGGCCCGCAGCTCGTGGTAGAGCTGGATCGCGCGCCGCGCCCACTGCTCGGGTGAGAGGTGCTCGGACACATCGCGCAGCACGTAGCCCTGGCCGTCGGTGCCCTTCCCCGCGGCGACGATGCCGACTTCGGCGTGGCCTTCGGTCGAACCGCCGGACGGGTCAACGGCGACCACGATCCGCAGCATCGGCGGCGCGATTCGGACGCGATGCCGCTCGAGCGTGGTGCGCAGCCACAATGCGCCGGGCACGTCGTCGAGCCACTCGGCGTTCAGCTCCTGGCGGCCGAGGCGAGTGCCGCCGTAGCGGTCCTCGAGCCGCTTGATGACCAGGCTGCTCAGGTGCGGGTTGTCGGCCATGCGCGCAGTCGTGACCGTGGTCGTCGACTGCTCGGCGAGCTCGCGCACGAAGCGGCGGGCTTTCGGCGTGGTGGTGGCGATCGCCCGCGGGTGTTCTCCCAGGCGGAGGCCGAACTGCGCCTGCTCCCACGAGTCCTGGTTCCAGAGGGCCAGCTCGTCAGCCCAGAGCAAACTCCACTGCGGCCCGTTCCAGCGCGCCGGCTCCTCGGCGCCCATGAATTTCACGTAGCCGCCCGAGACGTGGTGAGCTTCGCCGAGTGACCGGTTGTACATCGTGAACCGATCGCGGGCGATGGTAATCAGGCCGCTGACGCCCTCGGCGCACACGTCCCGCACATCGGCTGAAGTCGGGGCGCCGATCCCGACGCGGGCCGCGGGACCGGCGCGCTCGAGGTGCTCGAGTACGTACTCCGCGCCCGCTCTGGTCTTGCCTGCCCCGCGGCCAGCGAGGATGACCCACACGTCCCAGTCACCCGCCGGCGGAATCTGGTGGTCGAGGGCTGTCCAGCGCCGGGGACTCGGCGTCGGATTCGTCTCGGATAGGTCGGAGTCCGGCGAGAAGTCGTATAAGCGTGTCGCGCTCGGCGCCCAATAACTGGGCAACGTCGGTTGCGGTCTGCTTTTCAAGCCACTCAGGTCGCGATACGGCCTGAAGTTGAGCTGATACCGCCTCGAGGTGGACGATGATGAGGTCATAGATCAGGTCGCCGATGGTCTCGGGATCCCGCGCGCGTTGATGCGTCCCACCCGTCTCATTGACCCATCGGGAGACAGTCTGCTTGCTCAGCCCGTATTGCCGCGCC